ATGGCCCGCGGCATCACCGAATCTGACGTCCACACCGCCGCCGACGAACTGGTGGCCAAGGGCGAGCGCCCAACCGTTGAGCGAATCCGTGCTCACCTTGGGACCGGCTCTCCGAACACGGTCACTCGCTGGCTGGAGACTTGGTGGATTCGACTCGGCACGCGCCTACAGCCACGACGTCCGGACTTTGAAGACGCCCCGGCGGTGTTAGCGGAACTAGCCGGACAATGGTGGGAGCTGGCGCTGACGCACGCTAGGGAGGCGGCCCTTCGAGAGTTCGCAGAGACTGAGCGGTCACTGGCTACCCAGCGTGAAGCGCTGGATGCTAGGTCACGGCTCGTGGCTGACGAACTGAGTCAAATGCGCTCAGAGCGCGCCTCGGCTATAGCCGGCGAACGCATAGCTAGTACGCAAGCGGCCGAACTGGAGCGGTTGGTCGATCAGCTACACCTGCAGATCTCAGAGCTAACGGAGCAGCGGGATCTTGGGCTTCGGAGAGCCGATCGAGCTGAGGCAGCAAGACAACATCTTGATGCCCGGCTTCATGAAACGCTGGAAACGGCAAAATCTGAGCGAGAGGACTGGACCGAGTACGTCAGATCTGTCGAGAATCGAACGCTCGGCGACGTGGATCGATCTCGGCAGGAGGCGAAAGATCTCCAGGCTCAACTCAACAATCAGGCCAAAGCCCAGCGGGCAATCGAGGATCAGCTACGCCAGGAGCTGCATGCAGCCCAATCTGCAGCCATCTCGGCCGGTCAAGCTGCCGATGTTCTCCGGGGCAGGTGCGAGGGACTTGAGAAGCAACTCAGCAGTCTACGAGAACTTCCGGCGCAACTGGAGGCAGCCTTCAAGCGGAACACACCGAAGCAAGCGATCCCAAGGTTGCGCCCACGACGCCAGAGCCCGAAGTCGACATGAGCGTAACCGCCGAAGGGTCCCCGAACAGATGAATCGATCTTCTGCGGCTTTCCGACGCATGCTGGCTGCATCGATTGTCGCCTGCACGCGCGCCACAATCTGATCGTGATGAATCGCCGGTCGCGCATCGGCAATGGCGCGCTCAATTTTTGCTCGGAACCACTGGTTGTAGCTCTCGGCCACAGCTGACTCAGATTTGGAACTGCTGAAATTGAACCTGACCATGGAGGAACCGTACGCCAACCGTCTTACGAACAGGGTCGAAGGCAGCTACAGCCGACACTTCCTTATTTAGGATGGTGTCCCTGAATGCCTCAAAATTCCCAATGAAATCAAGAAGGGGCACGATCCTGAGCAAAAGGACAAGAATCAGGAAAACTGACAATAGGCCCAGCCATTGCCACGCCGAGGATACGAAAGCCCTGACCCGGTCCAGCCATGATTGCGCATAATGTATATTATGTTCTTGCGGCCTTGGCGCGCTTGTCGCGCCGACTGAGACAACCTGCATTGCCCCCACCGCTTCGGAGGCAGCATGCGTGATCGCAACCTAACCGGCCCTTGGGCCGGTTTTGCGTTTAAGGGTGGCCGACTTGTGACGCCCGAGGGCCGGGAACTACGTCCGGAAGATCTGGCCTGGCTCTCTCTGCTGGCAGCACGTGCGCAGGAATGGCAAAGGATGATGGATGCCGCGCGTGAAGGCCACAAGCGGCCCATGGCACCCGCACAGGTGGTCGACCTTGCCGAGGCCATCCAGCGGCGCGCGAAGCGGTCTGCGGGGGCGATGGCTGGCCCCGGCGCCGAACCAGTCCCAGCTGGCCAGCTGCAGACGGGGCCGAGACCTCCTGAGCGCGCGTGAGGCGTTTGCCGTAGGGGCGATGCCCCTACACCCCGCTAGAATGCGCGCAGGACGCACACGGAGGTTCTATGGGCAAGACCGGATGGCAGGTGGCTAGCGGGATACTGGCGCTCGGGCTAATAGGCGCGGGATTCGCTTTGGTGGCGAATCGCACGGCTCTGGCACAAGCGAATGAAGACCTTAAAGCAGCACGAACGATAGAGACAGTGACGGTGCACGAAGTGCATGAGGGGCGGTGCACCGGCACCAACCCGGCCTATCAGCTGCCAGATAACGAGGTTGTTCCATGGCCCGAGGGAGCCAAATGCTTAGGGGGGCGCTTGCTAAACAGAACACCCAATGGATGGGAGTCAGTGATACACAAAGGCAAGCCAGTGATTTGCGCGCCCTAGCCCACCAAAGCCGCAATCAAGCCAAGTGCCGACAGGTGAACAACGTAGTAGATGTAGAAAAACCTGCCGGACCGAGGAACAGTGCAGTGGACTTGTGCAAGCAGCAATGCCGGCATCGCCAGCAGCGCCCAGGCATTGCCGTTGTACCAGCACAGGAGGCCCATGCAGACCCATACCCATATCGGAAGCACAAGATACAAGCGCTGGCGCCGCCAATCCCACGACCCCAGCAAGAAGTGAATCCGCGAGCCGTGGTTGCGAAACCAGCCCCAAGCCGCCACAACCAACCACACGCCTGCCCATTGGTAGTCGAGCAGGACCGGCGCGCCGAAGAACAGGATGGCTGCTACAGCCCATTTTCGGCGCTCGTAGGCCCATATGCACCCAGCAGCGGAAGCAAAGGTCAGAAGCACGTTGAGCGGGAAGACGGTTCCGAACGACAGATAAGCCGCGGGTGTGGCGATCAACCCCCAAAGTGCAAGGCGCTTTGCCGCGGTGGCAGCGTCGGCACCGGGCTGCGCCAAGTTGTAGGCCATGACCAAAGCGAACACCGGGAACGCGACGCGACCAAGCTCAGCGACCACCGGCACATAGCCGAAGCCGAGAACCTTGAGCATATGGTCGCCCGTCATGAGTACCAGGGCGATCCACTTCAGCAACTCACGACCGCCACTGCTCATAGCCGATTCTCCCCTGCCGTTGTGTAAGAGCTTGTCTTGATGGGAGGCGACTCAGGGAAAGTACCCATCGCACGACTCTCACGGCTAATGGAAGCCCCGCGCCTACGCTCATTCAACTCACCAATCAAGCGATCCGTCTGCGTAGATGCATCGACAAAGCGATTCTCACGCCGGGGCAAATAGGGCTCGTACTGACCGCGCCTTGCGATGTAACGGCAAGTGGATTCCTCCAGATCGTAAACGGTGCCCTGCTCTGTCACGCAGCTACAACTCGGATCATCAATCTTGCCCATACCGTTCTCACCACCGAGCGACGACATGCAAAACAGCCGTGGCGGCTCGTTGGGCAAAGACAGTGAGTTTTCATATACAGGTGCCGTCCACGGTTGGGATGGAATGCGCGGCAAGTACTGATCGACGTACTCCTTTAGTGGCAGTCGCTGAGGTTGAGCCGCCGCGCCGCCCGCCGTCGCTAACGCTCCGTCGCGCGGCGCAGCAGCTGAACTGACTCCTGGCACAGGGTCGACAGGCGATCCACCGAGCCGATCAGCCATCCCACCGAAGACGTAGTACATCAACACGACAGCGACGACCAACATCACCGGCAAGGCGATCACGTACCACGGAATACGACGCTCGGTGGTGTCTAGCTCGGTTGACTTGTATAGCCCCATTGGCCGCTTCGGCAGAGCACGGCGCCTGTTGACCAAAGGCGTTGCCTTCTCCGCTTGAGCTTCGAACCTGTCAAATTCGCGCAGCTGCACGAACTTTGTTCCGAAACGGCGACGCACGTGGACGTGGCGTTCGATCAGGTCATGCACGAACTGATCGCACTGCTTGTCAGGCGACTGACTTACGAAAATGAAGTCAAGACCCCTGTGCCGATGCTTCGCAAGCTGCTCAACATGCTCAGGGACTTTGCCGCCAGGAGGACGCTTAGGGAGCATGCCATGCTCGTACGCTTCGTCGACCAGGGCAACGGCGCCATCGGGGAGGAAGTTCGGCCAGTCGCGGAACTGCTCAGGCGTCATTTCAAGGACGCCAGTCTTTGCATAGTCGAACTCGCGAATGTTGCAGGCGTAGACGATGCGCCCCTGATCCTTGAACTCTAGAAGCCGCTCAATAGCGTGAAGCGTCTTACCGTGGCCCGGCTGCCCAGTGAACCAGTAGATCATGACCCGCTCCCGAGCTGGTCAGCCATCGCCTTGGGCATGATGAATACCTTCCATGCCATGCGCACGGCGAGCGCAGAGAGGATCATAGAAAAGGCAACGCCGACGCCCAGGTATGAAAGGAACTGCATCATGGTTCCATCAAGGCCGCCGACGAACTGCATGACGAATTCCTTCAGCCTCGGAAGAATTGCATTGAAAGTGACTGTCGTGAGGCCAAACGTCGCAAGACCTTTACCAACAAGCCCTGCAGCAGCCTCTTTCGTCTTGCCGAGAAGGTGTGTAATCCCGTTGGTGATCCAATCCCAGACCATGCCCATTAGAAGGCTGCTCCCATAAGAATACGCAGTGCCGTGTACGCGCCGAAGATCAGGATCAGCGCACGAAGGATGGCGGCTATGTCGCAGAAGTAAGGCATTTCGCTGGCGCTTACAGTCGTGCCCATGATGGTGATGGACGGAGGTGTTGGGCAAGAACCAGTGCCCCCAAACATGTTGCTGGTATCGAGGTTGCTGGTGGAAAGGCCAATGCCCCACCTTTTGGCGGACGCTACATCGGCAGCACCGTCGCCTGGAGAAGTCGCCTCCCCTACCCCTTCCAAGGCATCGGCAACACCATTGCCATTCTTGTCGGTAGAGCTAGAACCACCCTCAGATCCCTTAGATGCCAACTTCTCGACAGCACACGCGGAGCGCCAAGCCATCAGCAGCGCCGAATACTCCATCGCGTTGCAATTCTTGCCGGTGCAGATAGGCGTTCCCGCTTGACTGCACTGACCGCCAGTAATGTTGTTTGCCCGGCGGGTATTGCAGTCGATGCGCCACAAGATGCGAGCTTGGCCGCACATGATGGCCGACCCACTACATGACGGAGGCGCGTCGCATTCATCGCCACCGGTGAATGTATCCGGGTCGTCTTTGTCCTGCGGGTCCGGCTCACCGTCATTGTCACTGTCCTTCTTGCAAGTACCATCGGGCCCTCGCACCTCACCAGCGGCACATTGACCGTCGCCCGGAATGCAATTGCCGAGCGGACTGCGGATCATGCCGGCAGGACACTCGTTCTCCTCCTTCTTGCATGATCCATTGACTAAAGCCATGCCATCCGGGCAGGGCTTTTCATCTGCGCACGCATTGCCAACCTTTACCTTTCCCTCAGGACACTCGGGCTGCACCGGCTGGCAAACACCGAGCGCAGCGTTCCAGACCATGTTCTTTCCCTGTGCATCACAATCGGGCTTGCCCTGGCACGTCTTTCCATTGGGTGAATAAGTGGTGGTGTCATCACCGTTGTCACGAAAGACTGACTCGCAGCCTTCCATGCAACGAACAGATCCAGATGGCGGAAAGAACGGCGTCGTCTTGCTAGGCCGCGCTGAGCACGTCTTCTCCGGCAAGTATCCGGAAGCTACCGACTCATGCCCCGGACAGGGTGCGGCAGAACCTGCTGCATACCCCTTGTAACTGCACAAATAGACGCGCACGGTGCCATTGAGCTCAGTGCCGCAGGTGTCAACAACCTGAGCGCCGCCGCCAAGACGGGCGACTTCCGTTCTAGCGCGAGCCAAGCCAGATGAACACTCGGCGATAGCTTGACCCTGATCGCAAGACGCCCAACCACCGTTCGGAAACGCACACTGCTGAGCAGCCTGCGCGCGGGGAATTCCAAATCCGGCGCCTGACCACAGAACGACAATGGCGGCCAGTACGAGGGCAATTCGCGCCAGCATTTCAGACGCCCTCAAACGCGATCCAGCATGCGCCGCAGATCGCAATAATCACGAAGTAGCCCATAAGGCCTCCATTGTTTAGCTCATAAAAAAAGGGGCGAACGTTTCCGCGCGCCCCCTGCCCTGCAAAACCAGCCGCGTTACTTCGCCGCCCGCTTGGTGTACATCCAGACCACCAGCAGACCGATCAGTACCGCAACGGCGGCGAAGATCAGGCCCATTTCGGACTTGCCGCTGGCCAGTTCGGCGGCGACAGCAGCGCCCGGCGAACCACCGGATGCCAGGGCGGCGCCGGAGGCCATCAGTGCGGCCGAACCCGCGGTGAACTTGCCGATGGCGGAGCGACCGGAACCGGTGGCGACCTTGCCGATGATGTTGGCGCCGACACGACGCAGTGCAGTGATGTTCTTCATAGCTTTTTCTCTCTCTGTCAGTAGACCCCGAGACGCGCCGCGCGGAATACGAGGCGCGCTTTCAACCCGATTGCCCACAGGCCAACGATGGCAAATGCGACAAGGGTTCCATCAGCCAAGTCCAGGGGTGGAAGAACTGGCTGGTGGTACGGCATCCAAACCGGCACCGAACACGTACCGTCCTGCTGCACGTTTTCCGCAGCACAGCCGACGACATAGAGGGGTGCCGGATCGGACATTGGTTAGGGCTTGCCCGGGGCCGGGGACGGCGTCAGAAGGCGGATGCGGCGACCGAAATCGAGACCGCCGTACTTGTTGCTTTCGAGGGAGGACGGGCAAAGCTCGTAGCTGCCGGGCTTGTAGGGCTGCTGGTCGTCGTCCAGCGTCAGCTTGAACGGCAACGGGAAATCGCCGGGGCGCTCGATTGCAGCTTTCTGCTCACGAAAATGCACCGCAGCCTTGCCCTCGCGAGCGGGGAACGAGCGGGTTTCAACCTGTTCACTCATGACCTGAACTTTCAT